GATGAACAGAGTGCCGCGTGATGGATTTTCTCATCGCGTGGACTCTCCTCGTCGTGCTGGCCTTAGAAGATCTTTGGTCATTATTTGGCGAGGACTTTTGGAACTAGCGAAGCTTCTCAAGCATCGCTTTTAGTACTTACTTCACTTAAACAGGAGAACTCCTATGAGTAAAGCAAAAACCAGAGGAAAGAAGCAACCGTTCTTTTCCGCATCTGAAATCGCGAACAAGATTAAGGATGCTTTAAGTCGTGATTTGTTGGACCATACACAAGAGTACATGGTCGATCAACGCACAAAACATGTTCAGCAGAGTCAGTCCAAGGACCTCTTAAAAAAGTTCTTGGACCCTCGCTTGGATACCACCGCTTTAGAGTGTGAAGCTTTCCAGAAATTTTTGGAAGTTAACATTCACATGCACGACTTCCTGGAGATGTCCTTTCCGGGTGAGTCGTATGTGCAAAGCAAAATGCATAGTAGGGATAAAATCCTACTTCGGGCGCGAGCCCTTATGCATCAGGTATTGGGCGAGTTCACGGTGGACGAGTGGTTCCATGAGTGTAAACACTCTAGTGGATCCTCTCTCGATGTGTCTTTTACAGATACATCGGTGGAGAAGAAATTCTCGTTCCCCATGAGCTCTACTGAACGTGCGAAACCTTTTATGGAAATGTACTACCTCTTCGATCCATCGTTGAGGGAAGCAGTGGAGAACTCCAACTGCTCCTATCCCGTCAGGGAGAGGTACAAGACCTATGAAGGATCACGAGCTACAACAGTCGACAAGGATTCGAGCAAACGCCGCATGATCTGTGTGGAACCCACTGCAAATATGTTCTTGCAGCAGGGTATCATGCATATGATGTACAAGCGAATGCGAGAATTCGGACTCGATGTCGAGACTCTTCCAGAAACACACCAAAAAAGGGCTATGATTAGTTCTATCACGTCGCGTGAAGCGACGATAGATTGGTCATCAGCCTCTGATTGTGTTTCGATCGAGTTGCTTAGGTTTTTATTACCTCCTAAGTGGTTTGATATGGTAGATGCGATAAGGTCGCCTATAACCGTTCTAAACGGTCATGCGATTAAGTTGCACATGTTTTCTACCATGGGTAATGCGGTTACTTTTCCGCTGGAGACTCTCGTCTTTTGGACACTGGCCCATGGAACTTTGCTTACCTCGGACACTTCTACTAATACGCTCTTCCCGGAATGGGAGGATTTACGTAAGGTATCGGTGTTTGGGGATGATTGCATTGTTCCAACCCACATTGCCGAGGATTTTATCTCGGTATGTGAGTCAGTTGGATTTATCATTAATAAGGATAAATCTTTCTACGGGGACCAGCAGTTCAGAGAGTCCTGTGGGGGTGATTACCTCGCGGGACGCAATGTAAGGGACTTCTACTTGAAGTCCCCCACGAGCGAGAAGCGTTCGGCTCTTGAGCCCTGGCTCTACATAATAGGCAATAGTGTTCTCGAAAAGTACATTTCGTACTTCGGACCCACAACCTACGTGTATGACAAGGAGCTCTTCCGTTTGCTTTTCCGCTTATTTGCTGAGTATAACCTTAAGATTAAGGTCGTGCCCAGCTTCTATCCTGACGATGCAGGTCTACAGATCAGCGATGATTTGCTAAGATTTGCATCCTGTTATGCTTTCTCCTTATCAGAGATTGCAGTGGATCGTCACGGTACCCATTCTTTTCTTTACACCAATTTTCGGTATAGAGAGAAGTCCAAAAAGCATCCAGAAATACGTTTTGCTTGTAAAATTAAGCAAAACAACCCGTATAAAATCGCGGGTTTGGAAAAGCTTGAGGAACTGAAGGATCGGTTTTCCCACTTGAATTTACGAAGTGGTAAGCCGACCCCCAGATGGGTTTCCACCAAAAGGATAGGTGGTTACGTTGTAGCTAGGGGCCTCACCTCCCGTTGGGAGGTACCGTCGATTTAGCATCTTCGACGGCCCAGAATTGGGTAGAGGCACCCGACTTGACAC